ACCGAACAACCCAAGAGGATTCGGACATGGAAACCGTTAAAGAAACACCAAAAATCGGAGAAGGACTCCCCGGCCCAGGAAGGCCCAAGGGAACGCCTAACAGGGCCACAGCGGTCGTCAGAGAGGCTATTGCAAGGATGGCCGAGGATAATGCCGAGAACTTCAACCAATGGCTGGCACAGGTCGCTGCAAGCAGTCCTGAAAAGGCGTGCGACATTTACCTGAAAGCGATTGAGTACCACATACCTAAACTGGCTCGGACTGAGGTTACGGGCGCAGAGAACGGACCGCTGACCATAAAGGTGGTCACGGGCATATGACCGAGGTAGTAGTTGAAACCGGATACAAGCCACGAGAGCAACAGCGAGAGATTCACGATGCTGTGGCGGCAAATCGTTTTGTGGTGGTGGTGGCTCACCGGCGTATGGGCAAGACGGTGGCGGCACTTAACCAACTCATCCACTCAGCCCTTGAGTGCGAGAAGCCAAACCCGCGTTTTGCTTACATCGCGCCAACCTACGGACAAGCCAAGCGAGTGGCCTGGGACTACCTATGCCAGTTCACACGACCGCTCGAAGCCACGGCGAATATCTCGGAATTAAAGATAGACTTCTACGGACGCAGGATACAACTGTACGGCTCAGACAACCCGGACTCCTTGCGGGGGCAGTACTTCGATGGCGTAATACTGGATGAGATCGGTGACCAAAACCCAAAGATTTGGAATGAGATTGTTCGCCCTGCTCTCGCAGATCGCATGGGCTGGGCGTTATTTCTAGGAACCCCAAAGGGTGCAAACCACTTTAAAGACTTCCGAGACCGAGCCGAGAAAGAACCCGGCTGGCGACTACTTGAGTTCAAGGCTTCGCAGACGGGCATACTTCCGGAAGCTGAACTGCTCGCTGCCAAGAAAGAAATGGGCGACGACAAATACGCTCAAGAGTTTGAATGTTCATTCGCGGCTGCGGTCGAAGGTTCATATTACGCCGCTTTACTTAACGCTCTCCCGCCAGAAAGGTTTACGGAATTTGCGCGGGACGATCTCTGTAAGACGTATACGGCATGGGACTTGGGTGTTGGTGATTCCACGGCCATCTTCGTCTGCCAGGTCGCGGGGCAAGAGCGTCGCCTACTTGATTTCGTGGAAAACCACGGAGTCGGACTAGACTACTACGTCAACTGGATCAAGAACAACGGTTACACGCAGGCAGAACACATCCTGCCGCACGACGTAGAGGTCAGGGAACTGGGAACCGGCAAGAGCCGAAAAGAGATTTTGCAAGACCTAGGATTGAACATCACAGTCTGCCCGAGACTAGGTGTGGACGACGGAATCCAAGCGGTTCGCAGGATGTTGCCCAACTGCTATTTTCACCCTAGAGTGAAGCAGGGACTAGACGCGCTGCGTAACTACCGCAGAGAGCATGACGAGAAGCGCAACGTGTTTTATGACAAACCACTCCACGACTGGAGCTCACACGCCAGCGACGCCTTTAGATACCTCGCTGTCGGCCTAAACACCACAAGCAATTGGGGTAAACCGATTGCAGTTTCAACTAAATGGATCGTGTAAATGGACCAGATTCAACTCAAAGGGATGTTAGATAACGAGATCGACAACGCTCTCGGCTATCTGAACACCGAAACCACAGAGCAGCGTCGCCAGGCCATTAAAGCCTACAACCGCGATCCGTATGGGAACGAGGTAGAGGGGCGCTCGCAGATCGTGACCGGCGAGGTTGCAGAAGCCATTGACGGCGCACTCCCTCAACTGTTGCGTATCTTTACTCAGTCCGACGATGTGGTGCGGTTTGAGCCTAGAGGTCCTGGCGATGAGGACAAGGCCAAGCAAGCCACCGAGTATTCCAATTGGATATTCATGGCTGAAAACCCCGGTGTCACGATTCTGCATGACTGGATCAAGGATGCGCTGATCTACAAAAACGGCATCGTCAAGGTCTGGTGGGAGGATATGACCGATGTCAATACCGAGTCATACGAAAACCTGAGCCAAGACGAGCTTGCCCTGTTGCTCTCAGACGGGCAGTACGAAGTCGTCAGCCAGGAAGAAATCCAAATCGGTGAAGTTCCTGCTCCGGCTCCTGCGTTCATGGACCCCAACGCCGTTGCCCAGGCCGAGCAGATGGAAGCCCCGGAGATGGTTCCGGTGTATGCCTACAACGTCAAGATCAAGAAGATTGACAAGAAGGGCCGCGTGGTCATTGAAAACCTTGCGCCCGAAGAATTCATCGTCAGCAAGAAAACCCGCCTTCTGTCCGACAGCCCGTTCTGCGCTCACCGCCGTCTGGCTACCCGCTCCGAGTTGGTCGCTATGGGATTTCCCAAGAAGGTAGTGGACGACCTGCCGACCTACAATGATCTGGAATACACGACAGAGCGCGTTGCCCGCTTCTCCAATGGCGAGCAACCAGACGATCCTAGCCTTGACCCATCCATGCAAGAGATTGAGGTCTATGAGGCTTACATGAAAGTGGACTACGACGGGGACGGCATTGCCGAACTGCGCCGCATTGTTTACGCCGGACACGAGATTCTGGAAAACGAGGAGACAGACTACGTTCCGTTCTGCTCGCTCTGCCCAATCCCGATGCCACACAAGTTCTACGGACACAGCCTGGCTGACCGTGTAACTGACTTGCAGTTAATTAAGACCACGATCACCCGTCAAATTTTGGACAACCTGTACCTGTCCAACAACGCCCGGTTGATGGTGGTCGACGGACAAGTAAATTTAGATGACGTCCTGACCGTTACTCCTGGTGGCGTAGTTCGGGTGAAAAATCCCAATGCAATTCAACCACTTACAGTTCCTCTGGTGGCCGGTCAAGCCTTCCCGATGCTGGACTACATGGACCAGATCCAGCAGAAGCGTACAGGCGTTACACAGGCTTCCCAAGGTCTAGACCCCAACATCCTGACCAACACCACGGCCACGGCTGTGGCGATGATGCAAAACGCCGGTGCGGCAAGAATCGAGTTAATCGCTCGTTTATTTGCCGAGACTGGTATTAAAGACCTCTTTAGAAACATTCTGCATCTGGTCTGCAAGTACCAAGACAAGCAACGAATCATCCGTCTGCGGGGCAAGTTCACCGCAATTGACCCGCGTGAGTGGTCTAACGAGTACGACCTGTCCATCAACGTCGGTCTGGGAACTGGCTCCAAAGAGCAACAGATGGCAATGATCGCAATGGTTCTGGACAAGCAAGAGCGGATCATCCAGCAGTACGGTCCCGCCAATCCGCTGGTGTCGGTCGGTCAATACCGCCAGACCCTTGGCAAGCTCATCGAGGCCGCAGGGTTCAAAGACTCGTCCGAGTTCTTCCGCGAGATCACCCCGGAGATGGACCAGGCACTATCCAGCCCGCCGCCCCAACAGCAACAGCCTGATCCAATGGTCCAAGCAGTCATGGCCCAGACACAGGCTCAGATTGAGGCAATGATGGCAAAGGCCGAGGCAGACATTCAAGTCAAGCGCGAGAAAGCAATGGCTGATATTGCACTTGCACAAGAGAAAGCAGCCGCAGAAATACAGCTTAAGCAACAAGAACTAGCAGCACAGACAAGCATAGACGCAACTGCCGCCGGTATTCGTGCGGTAAGGGGATAACATGGATTACGCAGAATTTCTGACCGGAGTTTATCGGGACCAACTGGGTCGTGCGCCAGACGAAGGCGGGATGACGTTTTACACCCAGCAGCTTACAAGCGGTGCTAAAACCGTTGACGACGTTATCCGCGAGATCAACCAGTCCTTGGAAGGTCAGAACTTTGACACCCAGCTTGTGACCAGCGAGTACCGTACCGAGTTAGGCAGAAATCCCGAGCAAGAGGGTTATGCGTACTGGATGAGCCGCTTGCAGAGTGATCCGACTTTGACATCCAACAACCTTGAAGCGTTTATCCGTGGCGGTGCTGCTGGGACCGATGTCCAGCGTCTAGGCGTAACCCCGGACCAGTACCTAGAGATCATATCCAACGCCTTGGAAGCCGATCCCTACGGTGGCCGGTTTGCTAACAGAAGCATTTACGATGTCGCACAAGGTGGCCCAGACAACTTGCAGGCGCAGTTTGTAACGCCGGTAACTATGCGGCCTGTAATCTCTACCTACGACGCCAAGACTGGGCAATTTACAAGCACCGCAGGCCCGGACATTCTTGACCCAAATAGGGTGGCAAATGCCATCAAGATCGCTACAAACTCTGGTGCTTTGTCGTTGCGCGATGCACAAACCCTGATGAACGACTTGTCCACAGCCAAAAACATGGACGAGACCTACGCAGCACTATCCCGCCCGCAGGCAGGGGTGGTTGTAGACCAGTTATTCGGTATGCAGTTGGGCGAGGATGCAGACATTACAAAGGCTCGGGCAGAAGCTCTAGACCGCGCCAAAGCCATGCCAAAGACTGATTACACCCCGTCTTACATCATGTTTGGGCAGGAAATGGTCAAGCAAAACATTACCAACCCGTTTGCCCCCAACGTCTACACGGCCCCGACAAACTATGGTCCAGAGTCGGTTGTAACACCAGAAAACTTTGCTGGACTATTGTCAAACACAGTAAACCGCTCTTTCGCTGGTTCTAACTTTGTTCCAACACCGATGACCCCGCAGTTCTACTCTGAGCAGGGTCTAGAGCAAGGATTTATCCCGTTTGACACAGAAGGAGCGCCGACCTTCCGCTCTGGCGTGGCTGGCTACATTCCTAACCTTCCGGTCGGGTTCCAGTTTGGTGCGCCAGTAGTTCAGGCTCCTGTCAATGTCTTTACGCCAGGGCAGTTCGACCCCAACGCCATTGGCTACCGTGGTGGGATGCCAATCGTCGAGCAAGAGAATATCCCCGGTACGGAGTTCGTAGACGCACAGGGCAGGATCGTCAGGATTACCCCATCACGCGCCGCAGAAAGCACAGGTGAAGGTTGATAGATAACCCAGTTGGCCGAGCAACCACACTGCTCAAAGACGACTTTTT